GTACTTTCTTATGTGCATCTTCTGCATCATCTTCACTAAGTCCTGCACCTAGTTTAATAAGACTTAATGCTAGGTCTGCTGGATCTCTTTCTTTGTTACCTGCAGGTTCTAATTCATTTGGCTTTTTAATTTTACTAAATGCAGTAGGTGTCACTGCTGGGGTAGAAGCAGGCTGAGACTTTAATTGCTTTAGTGCGCCTTCAATTTCTGTCTTTTTAGCAAGTAATTTAGTCTTAACATCTAAATTTTTCTCAGCAGCAATTTTTGCCTCAATTTTTTTTAAACTGTCTTGTAACTTTTGTTCAGGCTGATTTTGTTCTGCTAAATCAAATGCTTTTAGATTTGACTTTTCTGTATTTTGATTATGTGATAATGTTTCTGCGCCCGGTGCTTCATTAACAGGAGTATGCTTAACGTCTGCTAAGTATGCATCGATGCCTGCTGTAGACTTAAGACCCCAATGTTGTGCAGCCTTCTTTGCTGCCTCATATGAACTTGATGCCTTGCATTCATGTTTGCCCTTCTTTGCATGTACGCATACATAAGGGCGCTCTTCGGATTCATCAAGCATTTCATCAGCAGGTACTGCTAAACTCTTAGTAGTAGAATCCATCTTTTCACTAATCAATGAATCAGCCCAACTTTCTAAAGCCTTGACTTCATTCATTTCGCCTAGATTCTTACGCAAACGTGATAGAATTGGCATTACGCTTTCAATACGTGGATCTAATGTTTCTTGTACAAACAACTCATTAAGAGTTTCATCACCCTCTGTTTCCATAAGGGTTGGTGTATAACTTTCAAAGTATGCATTGTAACCACGATGACTACGCATCTTGCCTAATGTTTCACGTAGATTGTTATAATGATTCACACCTTCATTGATTAAAGGTTGTGCGGATTCGTTAAATTCTTTACCTCTAGTGGCACGAACGAAGCCGGCCATTTTTCCGTATTCTTCACAAAGACCCTTGATGTGGTTCCAACGATCATCGTTCGGAACTCCGCCTTCGGCCAAATGTCTGGCATAAACTTGGGCGATTCCTGGACGGGTAGTAGGGGCAAGAATTCTTTCTCCAAGTTGATTCTCCAAAAAGATTTTAGCAATGTTGCGGAATCTCTGTTCGCCTTCTTGAATCTGACGGGTATGCTGTAAAATAATTTTAACAGTAGGCACGTTATCGTTGTAACTTGCCTGCTTACCCATTGGATAATATCCTTCGTTTACTTTTTCTTTCATTTTTACATATTCCCTTTGACGCATATCATCGCTAAGTCTATCTTTATTAGACAATTCAAAGTCTAATTGCTTGCGTTGTGCCCAACTACTTAGATGCTTTTTGAATCCAGACCATGAATCATCATATTCTACGCCCGGTGTTCTACCATCGGGACTGTCTTCAATATCATCATCATAATAAAGAATTACTTTACTTGCATTATCGATGGTTACCCAAGCCTTACCATAACTTTCACCGTCTTTGCTGAAAACAAATTCGATAACATCGGCCTGCTGTGACGCAGTAACGTCTTGGTTTCTTGCGTTTTTAGACACAGGTTTATACCCTCTAGTCTTTAGAAGGTCATATAGTTGTTTATTAAATGATTCTTGATCTACGGCCATAAAGATATTTAGTCCAAAGTGTTAGCCCAACACGGCAAAGAAGGGCAATGGAGGAATGATATCCTCGTGGTCACGGATTTGACTTTCTAAGTCCCCGTGATAATCTGCTAAATGCTGTAAAATACGCACCACAAGCAATGAGGCCATAACTAAATCGTCAGTGTCTCCGATTTTAGCAGCATAACTACCCCCTGAGGCCACAAATGCTTTAAGTTCACTAATCAAAGCCCTGCTATGCACAGTCATCTTTTTACTCTCTACAAGAGTTTTAAACTTGGCACATGCTGTTAGTTTGGGCTTTTGTGTAGTGTTAAATCCTCTACGTTTTTTGCCCGGTTCTGAAAGGAAAATACCGGGAATATTACTTTCACCATATTCATTTAATGAAATAAGTGCCGCTTCACCGATGCTATTGTTCTCTAATGAATAGTAAACGTTATTAGGTTCATTAGTGCATTCTACGATATACTTGTTAATCTGTGCTAATAACTTAATCTGATTAGGAATATCTGTCTTATTGTGCTTCCACTCACCTACTTGTGTTGTAGTATTTGCTTCATAAATTTGAATTGCGGCATTGTCACCACCTGTACCTAAACTAGGATCTAGTGCAGTAACATATATGTTACCCTTAGAAGGTTTCTTGTACCAGCGAACTTGACCCATACGTTGTATAGGTTCAATACCTTCTAATTGAATTAATGTATTAGGATTAATTAGTGTCTCATCCGCAATAATGAATTCGCAACCAATTTCTCGGTTGAATCGATCTTCACCCAACTGGGCTTTCATTTCGTCAGCCCATTTCTGATCACGACCTGGCTGTTCATTCCAATAAGCACGATATGCTTTGAATCCGTTTACACCTAATTCTGTTGTGTTACCAAATTCATCTTCTGTCTTATTAGCACCCTTCCAAATCAATGCGAATTGGTCTTCATCACTGTTAGGTGTTGAAGTAATAATTGCTTTACCACCAGTAGATAAGGTAGGCGTGATAGAAGTCCAGAACAATTCAGCAATGGAAGGTCTAACGAATGCGAACTCGTCCAAGTATAGCAATGAGATAGACATACCACGACCCGTATTTTCTGTCGTGGTTGCTGATACGATACGACTACCGTTTTCAAAATCTAGTGACCCCTTGTTGTAAGTTGTCACGCCTGCCTTAATGTGATCGGGGCAGTTTTCATATGCATAACGAATACGTTGCATAATTTCCTGCGCACCTGTGTATTTGTGTGCTGCAATAAGAATTGTACTGTCTGGCACAAACATAGCATACCATAACAAATATCCAGCAGCACTAGTAGACTTACCACTCTGACGAGGCATCAATGAGATTGAATATCTATAATTGTGATATGTATGAATTAATCTTTTCTGATAGTCCCAAGGATGGTATAACATTGATCCTCGGGTAGGATGCTGAATGTAGAAGAAATTATCCATGAAGTATAGATAACCGGTTTCAGGATCACAACACTTTACAAAATCCTGCAATTCTTTGTCTGTCTTAAAGACAGTTTTTGTGTATGGATCCTTAACTAAGGAAGGTGCATTCCCTTTACTCATAGAATTATTTATTTGGCAATAATCTAATTAGGTTATTTCTTGCCATTCAATACTAGCATATACATCTTGATTAGTACCAGTCGTTGCCATCATAATTACATATTCATATACTGTTCCAGTAAATGAATCACGTTCAAGTTGATATTCAAATCCAAATGCTTCTTGTGTAGGAGCACTACTACTTTGGTTGCTAGAATTAATAAATGATTGTTCGGCAATGTCACCACTTACTAATGCTGTAGGTGCAAGATTATATTGAACAGCACTATCTGCCGCACTATCCACCCAAGTGCCACCTGATGTGATTGCTCTTTTATAAACACGGAATTGAAATATGCTTTGTGCGACCGGTACTAGTGAATAGTTGATAGGGATAACTACTGCATCTGGCATGGTGCTTTTTAGTCTTATTGCAATGACTGGTTTAAAACTTTGATCGTTTGGTAATCGTACTGGCGTACCAATCAAATGCGATGCCGCTCTTGGGTTACCTGATCCCGATAACTGAAAGCCACCTTCACTAATAACGCTACTACAAATTTGTCTCATTAGACTTGGACTTGCAGTTGCACCGGTATTAGTAATTTCACAACGCAACGGCAATGTAGCAGTTGTCATATATGTTGTAGTGTTATCAGTAGATGGACTGCTTATTGTATTTGCGTGATTGAATGTGTGGCAAGTGATGTAAATGCCATCGATGATAAATCCCACTCTAACACTACCAACACCCAACCATTCAATGTCTATCCAAAAAATCTGATCTAGTGCAGGATTAAGTGTTATGCCACTTGGGTTGTTTGCACCACCCAGGCCATTTAATCTGTCACCATTCCATTGGCTCTGTGGAATTCTATCTTCTACAAGTGTGCCTGTGCTACTACTTCTAATTACCATGTTGAGAGTAGTACCAGCAACTTCAAAATAGATACCGTTATCTTCACCAAAGTATCCAATTCGTTGGCGAAGATTTGCTTTGGGGGTACTCATACTGAATGAAGAAAGAACTAATAAACTCTTACCTGGTTGGTATGGGAAGGTCTTAGTTGTTTCTCTTTGAATACTATCACCTGAACTAGTTGAAACATTAAGTTCATATGTGCTTGAATCTGCATCATAGACTACGCTTGATGTTCCTACAATATTAGAACTAAACTGTTCGTGGTCGTAATAACGTGCCTGTGTATCAAATATAGTATAAGGATTACTAACTCTAAGTCTGCCGAATGCGTCTGTTGCTTCCTGAGCAAATGCTACTGTAGCCGTGCCGCTAATACCTACATTACCAGCAACATTCCAAGGATCAGTACCTTGTGTAACTTCAACGCTATTATCAATATTAATATTGCCACTTGTTATAACAGCATTAACATTACCTTCAACCATCCAAGGATCAGTACCTTGGAATACTGTAACGTTACCTGCATCTATGTTGATATTGCCACTGACGGGCAATGTGTTTCCAGAAACATCAACATTTCCTAATGCGTCTACAGTGACATTACTTACGATCACATTGCCGGCAATTGTTACATTTCCGCCCACAATGCTTGAACGCATGTAAACGTTTCCGGTTGTTTCATCCAACCCTAATGCTTGCGTGATATTGCGTAAATACCACGGACTTACGTTTGCTGGTTCAGGATATGCCATAAAAATACTCTCATAAATGTTATTCTATGAGAGTATTTATCGTTTATTTGATATCTAATGGTCTTGCTTTTTTAGCAATAATACAGAAATACTTTTCTTTTACTGTTTCTGTCTCACCGTCTTTACCGGTCGGAATATTTAAATCAAATTCAAAATTATTAAATTGTTCGATATCGAATCCTGTACGGATTAACAATGCTGCTAACTGATTTGCACCTAAAATGCTATAATGGTTTGGATTAAACTCATGCTTTCTTTCGCAGTCGGGAGCAGGAACTTCAATGTAAATCTTGTTGCCTTGCTTTAGCACACGATTATATTCCATCAAACTAAAGATCGGGTATGGGCTATGTTCCAGTGCATGACGTAAAAAGATGAAGTCTACACTTTCATCATAGTAACCATCACGCTGTGGTAAAAAACTCAAGTCATACTTCTTAATCACATGACCCTTGCTTTCGCATAGTTCAATATCGCCTGGACTTAGTGTTACACCGTGAACGTTCGTATATTCACGTGCTTTCATTTCGTCTAGGAAGTAGCCTGGACCACAACCCAAATCAAGAATATGTGCATCCTTAGGTAAATTGAGAGGATCAATATATTGCTGAACAACTTGTGCTGTTAGATTCTTATGGAACTGACTATCGCCCTCATCATAGATGTGGGCAGTATAAAGCCATTCATTGTAGAATTTTAACTTGATTAGGTCTAGAGTGGAATTGATATCGATTAAATTTTTCATTAAAAATCCTGTAGTCTGTTATCAATACTTATTCTACAGGACTATACGAAAATTATTTTTTATAGCCCTTAAAAGGCTTGACTGGGCTGCTTGTGTTTGCACCCTCTGTTTCTTTACTGGACAAATCGCCGTCAGTAATATCATCAAACATTCTAACGCCTGCTGTCTTGTATGCTAGTATTAATTTGTCTGCTTCTTCTTTTGTATAGGGGTGTGCAATATTATGGCGAGATGCCCAACTATTGCTATCCATCTCAGGTGGAGTTTTGCCGTCAGTACTGGCTGCTGCCATCATTACACGATTCAATAGATAGAAACGATCATAGTTGCTATCAGTAAACCTATGCAATCCGGTCAACGGATCGCTATGGTGCTTCGGAGAATCGGGGATTTTTTTCTTACCCTCGGTTACAAACTCCCAAAATCTCATCTTTTATATCCCTTGAAGGGCTTAACTGGACTTGTACTGTTTGTTCCAGGTAACTCATCACTATGCAAGTCACCGCCATTTAAGTCTGTATATGCTGTTCCCATAGCCTTATATGCTTTTTCCAGCATGCGTTGCTCTGCATCAGTATATGGGTGTGCCGTATTAAATCTCCCAGCCCATGATTCTTGATCAATGACTGGATCAATTTCACCGTCAGTACATGCTAATGCCATGCCTAAACGATTCATTTCATACGTTCTGTCGAATCCGTTTGGATCACGGAACTTATGCATACCTTTACTAGCATATCGTTGACGTTTAGTTAGTTTAGCGGCTTTATAACTTTCGCTAATGAATTCGCTGGCTCTCATTTTTTGTATCCCTTAAATGGTTTAATAGGAGACAAATCTAAAGTATCATCCATCTCATCACTACCGGGAGTGCTTACCATCTTTTTACCATGCTTGCCGACTTTTGCCAGTGCTTTATCAATAACTTTTCCAACGTTAGGATCAAAACTGCTAACTACTTGATGTTCTCCCCAAAGACTTTCGGCTTCGAATTTAGGTTCATGCCCATCCATAACTCCGTCATTATGTCCTTGCTCACCACGTACGGCTGCAATTGCAACGCCAAAACGATACAAATCATAAAAATCGTTGTTTTTTAATTCTGGAATAATGTAGGTGTTTGGTAAGGCTTTAGATGCTACATCTAAGCCGTCATGAACTTGATCTAAACGCTGTTCAGTTATAAACTCTCTGGCTCGCATTATTGTTCCGTTTCAATATCAAAGTCATCTTCTGTAGACATGACAGAATCGACATAACCATCAAGTTGAATGTTTAATCCCGGAACAGGAGCACCTTGGTACATAACCTGTGAAGAAATAAAGTGAAAGATTGCAGTGTCTACTAATGGATCACATAATAGTCTGACATTACCATCAACCACATCCATGTCAAATTTAGTTAGTGAGCCACCAAAAAATGTTGAACCATAGCAGGTAAACTTGACTGCATCGCCGTCTGGATTAATTTGTGCATAAATCTGACTAGCCTGGCTGTCGTTTGTTCCCGGATCGCTAGAACGTACATAGAACTGACCCTGTGTAAATGTATTAGCAGGAGTCTCAAAAATCACTTGACCGGCTGTATTTCCGTTAGTATATGCATTGCTTGTATTGACAAAAGTGGCAAAAAGATTAGCAAAGTTATTATTAATCTTGCCAAAGGCAACACGTAACGGATCACCTTCACCGTCGTTTGGTAATGTACCAATATTGATTATTTGTTGTGTGGCCATACTATCGTTCCATTATTATCTAGTATTTATCATACTAGGGCCCGAAGATTACTTAGTGGCCTTCTCAAATAGTTCTTTTTGAGTCTTATACCACTCTACCCAAGCCTTGTTTTTGCGTGAACATTCATGATATTGAACCATGTTTTTAACGTCTGTACGCATTAAATCGCTCAACTTAGCACCCTCAGGGAGAGTGTGTAGGGGAGGGCAATCTTCTATTAATGTTTCAGGGGCTGTGGGGAACTTAGGGGCTACGGGAACTGCTGTAGTTGCACATCCTGCTAGTAAGAAACAGGGAATGAGAATTAACTTCTTCATTGTGAAACCCTCTGTGGCAATAACATTTTATGCTCTTTCTTTTCGTCTGCTTTTTCTTCTTTTACAGGAGACACACCTAACGTTGCGGCTTCGTTATATGCTTTAATTACATCATCGGGGATAACACATTGATTGTCGTATTTTACAATCTCACGGTCTACATACTTAATAATGTCATCACCCTTTTGACGGATTACTCTAGTATCCTTGACAATCTTTTCTACAATTTCAGTATTCTTTTCTTGAGATTTAGCATTGGCTTCTGCTAGTTTTGTTTCTAGTTCCTTAACCGCAACTTCAATCTCTTTCTTGTGTGCTAGCCCACCCTCAAGATAGATACCACCCCTACAATTTGTCCTGGCGTTTTATACTTGTTGATGATTGGGATCATACCCAAGAATGTTGCGCCTAAAAATAGTAGTAATCCGGCGAGGAATACTAAATGAACGAATAGATCGGGAAAGAATGTTAATAACCACATAGCAACTTTATTTAGTATAAAAATCCCGAATTTTTCCTGCTATATGTTCTACTTCCCCGTCTGTAAGTTCAGGATATATGGGCAAACTTAATACCATGCGACTTAGCATTAGACTAGTGCTAATCATGTCTGGGCTAGGCAAGTTTCGTGCCACCATCAACTCACCCAAACATTTTTCATAATGAATTTTAGTTTCGATTCCATCAACGATTAGATTACCATGCAACTTATCACGTTCTTCTACGGCAATGACAAACTTTTGGTCAGCATGTTTAATGAAGCCTTCACTTAAGCAACGTACGGGCAAGTCTTTAAATCTATCAATATAGTATTCTCTGATTTGTTTTCTACGTTCTTGCCATGCATGAATATATCTAGTGCGTACTAATAGGTGTGCGCAATCAAGTTCACTCATCTTGCTATTAGTACCCGTATAACAATGCTCCATTGGCTTGCTATTATTTTTGTAATTCATAGCAAAGTTATACAAGTCATCATTGTTAGTTACGATGGCGCCGCCATTACCGCTACTAGGCAAGTTCTTTGTAGGATCAAAACTAATAGCCATGCCTAAACCAACATTGCCCTGAGCGGCAAGCCAATGCTGTGCGCCATCTACAAATACATTAGCAGGTAACTCTTTGTCAATAGTTGCACCATAGAGTCCAACGAAACACTTATAACCAAAAATGTGTTTATCAAAGTCTAACAAACCATTCTTATCAGTATCACCTATCTCAATATTCCAACCCGCATTGATGAATGCATTAAGTGTTGCTGGGTAAGTTATGTTAGGTACTACTACATGGGGAGGATGGTTGTATGCACTGTCAACATCAAGTTTTGATTTCTCATAATGAGCCATTATCTCTAATGCTTGTGTACCACTATGCACGGTTACTGCATACCAAGTACCGCATTCAAGTCTAAGCCATTCTTCAAACTTATGCGTGAAGGGGCCGCTGATCAGGCAACCATTACGTAATGCTTCATCAGTGGCTACTAAGAGTTCTTCTCTTAGATTTTTATATTGTCTCTTAAGACCAAAGTGCGGAATACTAAACATTCTTAATCACAATCTCATATAACTCAGGATTTGCTAGTTGTAATTTATTGTTTCTGATATTATCTAGTGTAGTATTAAACTCTAAAAATTCTTTTAATAGTTCTCTATCAAAATTATCTTCATAGCATTTCTTTTTTAATGCCAGCATTGCATCTTTAAATTGCTGTGACTGATATCTGCACTTGTCCATCATCCACATATAGATTCTTTTATAGCAATCTATTTTGTATTGAGTAGGCAAGTAAATCATGTTGAGATAGTTAGGTAAGAAAACAAATCCAGGTCTAATATCTATTATTTGTTTTTTGGCAATTCGATTGAAGTTCTCAAGATAATCAAACAATTCAACCAACTTATTCAAATTTAGTGTTTGTATTACCGGGCCGGCCCTCAATTTGATATTACCATTTAGTGATACTAAATCTTTAATGGTCTTATCTACATCAGAAAATACTGTTGGATATCTAATATAATTATCTAGTTCTCCTACAGCATCAATACTCATCTGAATAATAACTTTATTGAACTTAGTTATAAGGTCATAAAATTTAGGATTACTATTAGTTAAGTTGGTATTAATAACTAGTGTCGTTGTTTTGTTTTGCCCAACATCAATCAAACGTTGTAGAATATCATAATTCTTTTTGATTACCGTTGGCTCTCCACCAGTCATATACAGGTTGATTACGTTGTGTAACTGACTATTGATATTGTTGTCAAACTTGTCAGTGTCGAACCAATTAGTATGTTCGGTCTCAACATTGAAATAAAACTTATCTAATGAAGGGTTTTCAAGTAGTTCTTTTTGAATTAAACTACTGTTTGTAGGATTACACATCCTACATTTTAGATTACACAGGTTACCCAACCGTAGGTCAAAGTACTTGATTTTTAATTCAGCATGTACATCATTAAAAACTGTATCTTTAAAAAGTTCATTATTGATTAATCGGCGACTTTCTCTACCATATTCTTCGTTATTATAACAGGTAGCACATCCCTCAATATGTTCACCATTTAGCATGGCTCTACGCAATTCTTTGTAAGAATTGCTATTATAAATTTCTTCCAATGAATCTAGGCCTAGATTAAAGGGCTTGCCATCATCTTTAGTAATGTGATCATTACTAACACAGCAAGGTCGTAAAGACCCATCAGGGTCCGTTGTTATTCCTAACCAAGCCAGTGAACAATAACTTTTATTCACTTAACTTTTGATTCCAATAATGACTTGAGTTTAGCCAATCAAAATAGGCTTGGAATCCTTCTTCTACATCAACCTTAGGATCATATCCAAAGTCACGTTTGGCTGCATCGATGTTTAATGCACCTCGACTTGGAAAATCAATGTCCTTGTCACGTACATTGATTGACCCCTTACCTACAATCTTTACTGCTAGTTCGGCTGCTTCTAGAAGGGTGCGGCTGTGACTCTTTGTAATGTTATATGTCTTATTGAATGTATTATCACTCAATGCTGCCGCAACTATACCGTCTGCCGCGTCATCAACAAAGGTGAAGTCGAGGGTTTCTCCGGCTCCATTAACATTAAGCACTCCTCCCCGCATGGCTGTAAGCATAAACTTTGCAATAACTCTATCTTCAACGTCAAGTGGACCGTATACAGCACTAGAATAATAGTATGGTTAAAATAATTTCTCCGCGAGTAATCTTTGACAAGCCATTCTCCTGCTAATTTCATGATGCCATATTGACCTTGTGGGTTACATAGGGCATCTTCTGTCACATCGTCTGTAAAGTCACCATAGACCATACTAGAACTAATATAAACAAACTTCTTTACTTCAAATCGTTTGCTGTTTTCTAATAGATTCAACAAACCCTCACTCATAACACGGCTTCCCCAAACAGGATCGTTATTAACAACTTTCTGTCTAGGGAAACTTGCCATATGAATTACAGCATCAAACTTTTGACCTGCAAACAACCACTCTATATTTCTATGGTCGCAGATATCATATTTGTAGGCTAATGATTTCTTAATCTTTTTAGAACGTTCTGTTATTAGATACTTAACTTCATCTACTGGAATAATACCATAGTTGGTTTGAGTATCGACAATGACTACTTCATGTCCTAACTTTTCAAGTCTGTGTACTACATTGTGGCCTATAAGTCCTAAGCCGCCTGTTACTAAAATTTTCATTTATTTGTTTCCAAGTACCAGTTAGCCACTCTAAGCATGGCTTCTGCATGTTCTTTGCTTTTTGGAAGAGTGATTGCTTCCCCTTCATTGACCTTGCGATATTCTTCTAGCACTGTAGCAAAATTATGGTCAAAGATTTGTGCCATATCATTGAACAGTGCTTCACGCTCACGCTCTGTCATACCCGAATTAAGTGTGTACATTCTATCATCTTCGGAGATAATTAATCCATAGTCATGACGAAAGGTCATGCACATATTATTGATGATTTGTTCTCTAGTCATCCGTACTTCAACTTCCAAAATGTATAGTTCTTAGGTGATAGATATGCACGAATTGTATATCTATATCCCATACTATTGTGGTCTATTTCACGATGCCAACTGGGTGTCGGTGCAGAGTTTTCCATAACCCATTTACCTTCTTCACTCTGTTGCCATTCGTATATGGGTTGTGCTACGTATAAGTCAGGATCCTCAACGTCACTCATACGTATTGAGTGTACTATAACAGAATAACTTTTCTGTTCCTCAGACTGCCATATTGGCTTTGATGGTTCCATGACTTTCATAGTTAACTAATTTTATATCATCTATTGTGAATTTGTCAATATCTTTTATTTCCGAATTTAACCAAAGTGTAGGATTGGGAAATGCTTCACGTGATAATTGTTCTTTGACCTGATCGATATGATCCTTGTAGATATGCGTGTCGCCTGTACTAATGATTAACTCACCTACAGTGTATCCGCATACTTGTGCTAGCATATGTGTAAGCAATGCATAACTTGCGATGTTGAAGGGTAGACCCAAGAATACATCTACGCTACGCTGATACATGTGACAACTTAGTTTGCCACTCTTGCTTACATAAAACTGGCTCATCACATGACACGGGGGCAATGCCATCTGATCAAGTTCTGCTACGTTCCACGCTGTAAGAATATGCCTACGTCCAGTAGGGTCGTTCTTAAGACCGTCAACTAGATTCTTAACTTGGTCAATCTCAGTTCTATCAACTGCTACTCTATCACCACCTAGATGCGCTTTACCAAAGTTCCATCGTTCTGTATTCTTATGCCACTTACGCCATTGTACACCATATACACGGCCTAGATCACCCTCAAACTTTGCTTTAGGTTTCCAATAAGGTGCTTGTGCATTTGGTGTCCAGATGGTAACTTTGCCTTCTGCATTGCCATGTGTGATTTCTGCTAGTCTACGTTCATCACTAGAACCTTCTAAGAACCATAATAGTTCGCCTACGCATGCCTTCCATGCAAGTTTCTTAGTAGTGATTGCGGGGAAGCCTTCTTCTAAATTGAAACGTAGTTGACGACCGAATACACTATATGTACCTACCCCCGTACGGTCATCTTTCTCTTCCCCGTTCGATAAAATATCTTCTAGTAATTCATGATATTGCTTCATTTTCTTTTCCAAATCTGATATTCATGGTCAGGAAATACCTCGTTGTATGTCTTGACAAAGTTATTTTCTAAGTATAACAAATCAATAAACGTATCACAAGTATATTCGGTATATACCTTAGTTAGATGCACTTCATGAATTTTATGCCAACTACTGTTGATTAACTGGGCACCGCCGATTATCCATGCATCATCGGTAATGTCATCAATTGTCATTGTTGTAAATGCATCATAAGGTAGTTTGGTCATCAATTGTGAAGTGATGATTAGATTTGTACGATTAGGTAACGGCTTTTTTGGGAGGCTTTCCCAAGTCTTACGCCCCATAACAATAATACAATCATCAGTAAGACGTTTGAATCTTGGCAAATCGCCCTGGATTTTATCCCAGGGCAATTTATTCTTGTAGCCTATTCCTCCGTTTGGGTCACATGCTACTATTAGTTTCATAATCCATTCAATAATTTATCTGTTTCAGGTTGTACTGTCTCCGCTATACTTTGAACATTAAGAACAAACTCAATGCTCACGACCTCATCGTCAAGTTCATTTAGTCTACGGCTTACTAATTCTTCTATCTGATCGGGGTCTAAACCCTGATTGATTAATTTTTCAATGTTGATCGTATGTTGACGTTTACCTTGAAGTTTTAAAATTAACTTCTTAATAAACTCAACAGGTATTTTTTGCTTCTCAACATCTTCAAGTAATCGTTCCCATTTTTGAATGAACTCAGGTGACATTTACCTTCTTAGCCTTAGCAGTACTTGTTTCTTTCTTTGCACGTGGCTTGGCTTTAGATACAGTCTCTACTGGAGCAGGATCAAGAGCATTTGCTTCCTTCAATAAACGCTGTGCTTCAGCCATTAAACCTTGTGCTTCGCGGTGCATTTTTTCTGCTTGCTGACGGAAACTGTTTGCAATAGCATTATCACCTAAAGCATCACCTGTTGACTGTACACTTGCTGGCGTAGTAACTGGATTATCCCCTCTCATACGTCTTGCAACATCAACTGGATCTTGCAATCCCATGCTAGCATCCATTTCTGCTAATTTCTTTACGGCTGCTTCACCTTGTTCCATTTCATCAAGAATTGTGTTCAACTCTTTAAGTTTGATCTTGATGTTTGGAGCAGGTGTCATAACTACTTGTTCGGTGTTTACCTTCTTTAGCATTCCTTCAGCATGTAACTTCTGAAGAATAACCTGGCCGTCTTTAGTGTAAGCACGGTTAAGTGCATCGGCAAGATTTTTGCTATTCTGACCAATATCACTTTCAATGCACTTCATCAGTGGGTCATGGATGTGTTGATTAAGAACTTCGGGATAAGTAACCAAACACATATGAGGCTCGCCGGGCACTTCACGGAAAATAACTGCGACCTTACGGTCTCCGTGTTTACCTACATGTCTTGTAAAACTCATATTGCGTTCTCCTTGTGTTTTTGACAGAAGTATTTAATGTGTATATTTGTGTTTGATTTTTTTATTTCCAGCGTAATGTAAAGAATGATGCATGTTTTGGATCATTGAATTTAACGTCCATAAACCATCCTGCACCAAACTGTTTCCAATGTGCGGTCCAATTCTCTCCAATATATACTATACCTACTATGCCAGTAGATTCTCTGCGATTTAGTTTACCTACATTCGTGTCTAACCAGTCTAGCACTTCCTGTACGCTCTTAGCCACGCTGGCTCCGATACGTACAGTACTCACGACCAAGTTAACTCATAAAACACGGCTTCTTTAGGATCTTCAAATGCGATACGTACTTTGGGTAAACTATGCGAATATACGTCAAAAGTTGTAGATGCAGTTGCAAATCTTCCTTGAAGTTTTTCAAGTACCCATTGCCTAGACTCACTTGTAACTGCACTATTAACCATGACAAAATGGGAGGGAATATACTTCAATTCCCTCTCACTAAACCAAGTGTGTAAATTTATATCTTCAATACTCTTCATCGTGTTAGTGCATCTAATACTTTATACTTTTCGTATGCTTCAATAACCGCAGGGTTTTTATTCAATCCAACCGGATTGACTTCTAACCACAATGTCTCTCTACTCATATCAGGATGAATGAATCCTGATCCATGTTCAAATAACCGCGGTTGATGAATCTTTCCACCCAAATATAACCTAGCAACCAGTGCCTTTAACTGTTCAAGGTCGGTGCCTGTGAAGTCATAATTTCCACTGACTGTGGCATAACTATTACCTTCGTTGTAATATTGTTCTGCAATTCTCAGTGCATTTTCTAAACTATTAACTTGTGTTCTAGAAATGATGAGTAAGATATCATCCTCGGACACCTCGCCTTTTAGAATAGACTTAAGACAGCCTCCGAAACTGGTTCCGATCAACATCATACAATCATCTTTCTATCAGACTTCACATAGTCACTATAAATCTTATGACCGTTTTCACGAATCCAATCTACAATTATCTGTGGATCATCCTTAAATATTTGTTTAACTTCATCGATATCCATAGTTGCAGTGAATTCATAAATTTCATAACTACGTTGGCTGTTCATTCTAGCACGTAGTAACATCATCTGTAATGGAATAGGGTTAGGCTTCTTACTATGAGATTGTTCTTTGAGAGTAGACCAAATTGCTTCCTTCTCCCATTGTTCTATTTCATCTTTGGCAGCACCTACGTCAAAGATACATTCAAGACCCAGCATATCCCACATTGCCAGGTAGTGTTTAGTTTTCTTCTTTCTTGACAAGGGCATACAATACCTCTACACGTTCGATAGCATCTGCTAATGTAGGATTATCTTTAGATAAAATCAGAATGTCTTTCCACTTTATCCACTGTGCAGTAAGTTTTTCCTGTAATACTAGTTGAGGATCTTTGCTTACTAGGGTACGTTCGGTCGATCCACTTTTACGTGAATAGACCGTACGACCTCCATCTGGACTTTCAAAGATGGTTATTTCCTCAATGCTTTTTATGATCGTCATAGATAGCATAAGTCCCGAAGGGAGGGTTGGGGTTAGGATCACCATGAATGATCCAGGTAGTGTCGCAATAATCTGCGTCACCCCAACTACCGCAAGGATAACCGTCAGTGAAAACAATCAAACGCTTAGGCACACGACCTTCACGCTTCAAGTAGTCAAAGATAGCATCAAAGTCAGTACCACCGCCACCAGCTGGCTCGTAACTGTCAACAGTATCCATATTCTCAGAATTGAAGTCCTGAGGATTATAGATTTCAGTGTCGAAACAAAATACGTGAACCTTGTACCCATCAAACGCCTCCATCATTCCTGCAATTTCACCGAGGAACTGTTGAGCCTGCTTGTTAGAAATAG